CCTCCACCTCTTGATTCGGTGATAGCTCCTACGGGTCGGAAGGATTGGGTTTCTATAAGGAGATCTTTACTCATTAATTATTTCTTAAGTCCTTTTCTTTTAAGCATCTCTTTCACTGCTTCTGCATAACCCATTTTCTCTACCTGCTCTCCGGCTTCTTCGTTTGGAGTTTCTAATTCCTCATCCATAGATGTAGGATCATCATCATGCTTGGTTAAATCAAAGTATTCATCTACTACTTCCTTCTTCTTCTCTCCATACTTACCTTCAAGACGGGCTTTTTCTTTTTCGTATCTTTTCTTCTTAGCTTCTAAGAACTTAATATTTCTCTGAATTTCTTTTACTTTCTTTTTATCTACCATCTCAGATACACCTTCGGCTTCTGTCATTGATAGTTTAGATTGAAGTTCAGAAATTAATTCATCTATTTGACTTACTTTGGCTTCGGCTTTAGCTAAATCAGATTTTTTTTCAATCTCTTTAACCGCCTTTTCCATTGCCTTATTTTTAGCTTCACTAAGCTTAACAGGCATCATCTTATCTGTATCAGATGCTTTTAAACCAGGAGCTTCATCAGTGTATCCAATACCCTTAACTCCGAAAGCACCATCCTTCATATAATGCATAGGATCTTTTTCAAGGTTCTTAACGACCATTTCCTTAAGTTCCTCTTCAGTCTTTTCAGCATTCTTAGGATCCTTCATCTCGGCATAGTAACCGGATAAAATAGACTCCATTGAAAGATTGTTAGAATTCTTTTCGTCTTTATAATCGTAGCCTGCAGTCTCAAGCTTTTCAACGTCTTTATCAGTATCCTTGAGTTCGGCTTTTACATTCTCGTTAAAGATTGAGAACCAATCTGGATTGTTAGGCTTCTTTGAAGATAGACCTATAAATCCTTCTGAAAGGATTCCTCTTTCTGTTAAGTTATGAACGGCTTGATCAAAAGTTAGAGCATTAGTAACAACGTTTGGAAACATTGACTTAGCTTCTTTTAAGAATAATTCTTTATTGCCTTTTCCTTCTTTAATAAGGTTTAGTTTGTTCTGTAGGCTTTTCATACATTTATAAATATAGTAGACTTAGGCTCCTGTGCCTCTTAAGTCCAAAGTTTCTTTTACGATGTCGATTGCAGGGACAAATGTTAGAACTCCACCTCCGGGAGCTACTACAACCGAGGCCATATAATCTGATTGTACTAGGGATGATAATCCGGATCCTAAAGTAAAAGATCCAGAAGTATTTTTAGGAGAGGTAGTATCGTAGAACCCGTCTGAGTTCTTTACTGTCTCTAAAGTGAAATAAGAACTACCCTCTAAGGTATTTGAGATAGTATAAGTGGTAGAAACTCCGGCTGTTATATCTGCCGGTTGCTGTTCCCTGTTTTGTGTTACTGATACGTTAAAGTTAGCCATTTTTTATTTCTTCCAAAGATCTTTAACTATTAGGCCCTTGGCCTTCTTTCTTAGTTTATTCTGGTCTACAAGTTTCCAACCTAGTTTAAGGTAGTAGTTCTTTGCAGCTCCTTTGGCATTCTTATCAGGATTATAAGCATACTTTCCTAAGTACGCCCCTGCACCGGCCGAGGTAGACATTTCCTTAAGCTGTCTCTTAAACTCGGTCCTGGTCATGATTTAAAGTTCGTTAATTAGTTCGTAATACTGTAAAAGATTAACAACATCGTCATTAGAGAATTTATCGTTTTTCTCTAAAGGTGTTACGTACTTAAGAACTTCTTGTAATTTAATTTTAACTACCTGGTCTTCAATACTCTTAATTTTTCTTTCTAAAGTACTTTTAATTCCTGGGATTCTATTGTTGTAAAGTTCTTTTAATTTTTCAGGTGCATCTACAGAGTTAATAAATTCTTTTAAGACTTCTTTTTGAGCAGACTTTAGATCGTCGTACTTTTCATTAAACTTCTCAAGAAGAACTCTGTAAGTAAGCATCTTTAGGTCCTTATCGTACCCGTTAAACTCCTCCATTAATTCATCTTTCTTTTCCTCAACAGGTGCTTTAGAAAGATATTCTAATAAAGTCATTTTATTACTAATAACGACTTCCGGTGCTACATCAGTAGATGTGTGATTTTCAATAAGGTTATTTAAAGCAGCGTAAATTTTATAGTTATTAATTTTAACTTTGAAGAATTTCTCTACGCTGTAATTTTCTTTAATTTCACGTACTAAATTATATCTCTGTTTTCTAACCTCGGTACGATTTAATTTAGATGAGGTCTCAACCAGGCTATTAATTACTAATTCAGCCTTAGATTCGGTTAAGTTTTTGTGTTTAGATAGCTGCTCGTATAATTTATATTCTTTTCCTAATTCACTATTTAAAAAGTATTTTCTAAGAATATCAACAGCAGCAGAGTCTTTCCCTTCTAAAGTGTCGGCGGTAATCCGTCTTACTAAAAGTTCAAAGAGTAAACCTGTATTCTTGAATTTCGAGTGTTTGTTCTGCACAGTAGTCGGTTTTATAATAAATATGTGTTAAATTTTATTCCCTGATTTGTTTTGGGTCTAGAAGATTATCTCCTTTTTTATCTGATTCAAATACCAGCTTTTTCTTACCCGGCATGTTATTAAGCATATCTTCATGACGACCTAATTCTTTTTTAGATTGCTCCATAGCATACCTACGGGCATCTACTCTTTTAGGTCTACCAAAATCCTCCTGATCGTCATTCTTGGCGGCGTCTCTGCCGAGTCTATCCTTACCTAAAGGATCATTTTGAGTTCCGGCCATGGATGCTTTTTCTCTAGGACGGCCCATCTCAGGCTCATCTTCGTTATATCCATCAGGTACTGAACCTGGACGGTCATACACCCTACCCTTACCGTAAGCCGTAGCTATATCGTGGGGAGTTCCATAAGACTCTCCAGTCTCCATAGGATCATTTCCTTCATTTTCTATCTGAGATCTTCTAAAGTCTCTTTTCTTATCTTGAAGAATCAAGTCTCTATACTCATCATACTGATCTTGAGATAGGTGGAAGATATTATCGTAAATCCAATCCGTTGGAAGAATACCAGAATCTTTAATTTGAGCTGCTAGATCAACTTTCTCTTTTAATAAAGCAATTCTCTCCTGATCATAAATGATTGAAGGAGTGGTTAGACCTAATTCAAAGTTAGTTAGTGATTCGTCTCTATAACCCTGAATGTAAAGATGCACAAAAGCAATCTTATAAAGTTCGGAAACCATAATACGCTGTACCTTTTCAATGGTTCTACCGAATCTAATATCTTCAGCGGCCAAGGTTGCCTTACCTTGTAGATTTTCATCATATCCAAGGAATGCTTTTGGTACTCTTAAGGCAGCAAATAGCTTATCTCTAAGGTATTCAACGTCTGTTATACCGTCATATTGTAATCCTCCTAGGGTATCAATCTTAGTACTGGTGTCATTACCTCTCATAGGGATATAAAAATCCTCCATAAGATTCTGCATGTTGTACTTTAGGTTATATTCACCTGTCTGATTATCAATATAAGGAGTACGCTTCATTTTAGAGATTGCCTGCTGCATAAAGTTCTCAATCTCATTTGGAGGAATACCGCCGACATTCATATAGAAGATTCTCTTTTCAGGAGCTCTTACTATTCTATGAACCAGCATTGCATCTTCCATTAAGGTGTACTGCTTGAATAATTTCCTTGCAGGCTCTAAGTAAGAACGGCCGTAAGGTAAGAAATTAACGTCAGTCAAAAGTCTGAAGTGTGCTATTTCGTAATTATCGAAGAAGATATCCTTACCTGTTTCCTGGTTTGGACCTCTAAAGTAACCGTAAGTGTCTGCTGCCAGACCATCCGGGTCATATCTAAATCTAACTGCTGTAGGATTATTCTCATCAAAGCCTTCCTGTCTTTCTATATTAAAAGCAGAAAATGGAATTACGTTATAAACCCCGTATTGTTCAGAAGCTTCTAATTTTAAGAAGAAGTCTCCATATTTACACATGTTTCTGATCCACCAATTTAAATTAAATTCAACGTTTAAAACGTCATAAAATAAATTATAAAGGATCTTCTGGATATTCTCATCCGAAGAACGGATTTGAAGTACCTCCCCCATATCATTTTTCAAAGTAGATTCTTCTGCCAGGATATCTAAAGTGGATGCAATGATAGCATCAGTATCCATGGCGTCATACTCTGAGTATAACTGGGTTCTTAAGGTCTGGTAGTTAAAACTACTCTGATATCCATATAAAGAGGATGGAGATGTGGTGTAGATTCTATTGTATCGATTAACTAGAGAGTTATTTTCTAGCTCTCCAGACATCTGAATCTGGTTAGTATCAGCGACTTTTAATTGATCGCCTCCGACGTTCCTAATTACTACATCGGTTGAAAAAAGGCGTCTAAGTCTTGAGAATATGCCGGTATCTGCCATTACGTCTTAATAATATAAGTATAAATAGTTAAAAAGGCCAACTTAATTTATTTAAGAAGCCAGGTGAAATCTTCAGTTCCACCCTGTCCATTATCTATTTGATAAGGATTTTTAGTGTCTGATGGTGAGTATACTCCTTGGTAGGGTGTTTTAGTAGATGAGATGTTACCTAGGGCTGCTTTGGTTATATCAATACCCTGCTGGTTTAACTGTAAGGCCGTATCTCGAACGTATAACCCAGTCCCGAACGACATTACTAGGTCATCATTATACCCGTACTGTGCTTCCGCCCGTCCGTTCTTCCAGACAAAGACTTTCATTTCCTCAATCAGTCTCTTAGATTGAATAACTACTGCCTTTTCATTAACGGCTTCTTGGAACTTACCAATGATTAGAGGTCTGGTCTTAGAATTCATAGTAAATCCAGGAGTCATATTAGAATTAATATCGTATTGATTAAAATAAGATTCTGCCGTCAATGTTCCTGATTTAGGAGAATGGTAGAAGTTATTATAACCCCGGTCTAAGATAGTCTGAATTGCTGCCCATCCTATAGATGCATTTTCAACCACTAATAAGGCTTCATTATATTCTGTTGCTATTGCAACCAGGAGTAAACCAAATTCTTTAGTCCCTATTTGACCTTTATATTCACCGACCTGGGTGTTATTTTCTATATGTAATATGTGGAATGCTGAATAGTCCTTACCGTCTCCACGGGCGACGTCAGCAACTACCATATAACTTCTGGAATAATCAACCGGTTCCCAGATCCATAAGTTCTGATCTGCTCCTCTTTTTTCCAAAGGCTCTTTCATATAGGTCTTCATATAGAATTCCATATATTCACCGTAGAAAACCGTGTCTCCGGATGTACTAAAGTCACAATCACACTCCTGGGCTGCCAGTCTTGGATCTCCTAGTAGTTCATCCTGTCTTTCTCTCCAGGTTTGATCACGTTCAGGGTGTACATACCATGGTAGTTTAATAGGAAGGAAGTCATTCTCTTTATTTTCAGCTCTTACCCATGTCTGATGAAACCAGTTTCCTGTTCCATACGGGGTAGATAGTACGATTGCTCCTCCTCCAGTTGCTAAGGTCTGCTGAGCTGATGCCCAAGTCTCGGCAATGTTATCAATAAAGGCTGCCTCGTCAATTAAGAGCAGGGATACAGCTTCAGAACGTGCTGAATCTGAATTTGATGACTTGGCTTGAATCTTAGAACCGTTGGCCAGTCTTAAAGATAGCTTATTATGCTCGACCGATGGTACTTTTAACCAGGAAGGTAGGTTCTCATACATGAACTGCACCTTTGCTACCAGGTTTCTTGCCGTTGCCTGTGTGGTTGCCAGGGTTAGAACGTTCTTATCCTTGTGAAAAAGCATCAGCCATAGTGAATAACCGGCTCCTAAAGTTGAAATACCTAACTGTCTTGACTTTAAAATAATTGAATACGGGTTATCTTTGAAGTGACTTAGTACTTTTTCCTGAAAAGGGTATAAATTAAATAGGATTCTACCACGCTGGGGGTGCTGAATATAGCAATATTTTTTCATAAAGTGTACCGGATCGGCTACACATCTTACGAATTCCTGCCTTATTATTTGTTTTAAGTCTTGACTCATAATAAAATTAATAAGCTAAAGAGAAAAGTTGCTCCGGCGGTTATAAATCCTATCTGGGCTTTCTTTAACGCAGCTTTTATTTGATCGTCTTTTACCTTAATCTTACTCTTATATTGTTTTTCACTGTCTCTAAGCACTGCAATTTGAGTATCTTTATATTCTATCATAGTATCCATAGAACTAATGATACCTCTATAGTAACCTATAGAATCCCTAACGATCAACATCTGACTATCTAAATAATCTGCACGGTATTTAACCTGTAGGGCTTTCTTCAGAGTATAACAAGGTACCGAACATTCAACTGTATCAATGGAAGGTATTTGTGAATTTATCGGTGAGGTCGTTATGAGAAAGAGAATCAAGAGAATTGAGCTTATCTTCATAGTCTTTTTTATTTTTATCTGCTTGGGTTTTTAAACCTTTTAATCTCCAATTTAATCCGGCTATTTTAGTTTTTTGAATACCGTTAAGAGAGTCTAGGGTTTGTATTTTTTTATTATTTAACTTAATAATATTATTTAGAGAGTCTATCTGACGATCATAAAAAGAAGTATCAACCGTTACAATTCTAAATTTTTTATAGTATCTAGTTCCGAGAAAAAGAGTTCCTGCTACAGAGATAAGAATTAAAATAACTACAAAGTACTCTTTAACATTTTTCATTTTTTATTATTTTTACAACCAATTTACCTTCCCCTTTTATAACTCTATGCCATTGGTGTCTTAATATAAATATAGACGTTCCTGGTTCTAAGATTGTAGGTAGTTCATCATCTAACTGAAGCTTCCATCCTTGACCGCATTGAACTACTTCCACTGTCCGGTCTTCATTGTCCCGGTGCCATAATAATTCAATAGGGTCAATATCGACAGTAAATTCCCGGATAACATAATCCGGTCCTGTTTCTATATCGTTATACGGTTTTGTCAATATCGTAATAGTATGAGTCTGTATCTTCAGTTATCCATTTATCCGATACTGATTCAACAGAAGGTAGTTCTTTATCAACTTTTATTGTTTTGGGGTCAACAGGAAAGTCTGCTGTTACCCAGTTAGAGTCTCTCCAGTATATTCTATTATTAGGCATACAAAGAAGATACCCGTCGTCTGCCTGAAGTATATGACCGGCTTTATAATCAGTCGGTTCATCAGAGAATGGGTTGTCGTACCAATCTACTGTAAACATATAACGTGCCCATACCCAGGTTTTATCTCGGAGAAGAACCTTACATTTATTTCCATCTAAAAAAGAGTATTTAGTTACTGAGACGTTTTCTGAAAAGCAATCCCATAACTGTTTAAAATGAAAAGGAACATCCTTTACAGGTTCTTTCATAAAGATCTCTGAGATTGGAACTCTTGATCTTAACATTCCGAAATCAGATAAAACGTGAAAGGTTAGTATTTTACCTCCTACAGATTGAATACCGATAGCGTAGGCTGGATCGTATTTATTTGAGTCTTCAGGGTTGTGAGTATAGTGTGAGCGTCTAATCAGACACTTAAAATATGGAATGTTTGCATTTAAAACCACTTACTTTTTAGATTTTTTACCCCAAGTTTTACCTTTACCTTAATCCTCAGGATGAGGTACTTTATCTCCTTTTCTAACTACAAGCCAACCCTTAAGGCTATCATGGTATTTATCATCTACATCATCCAAAGCAACTAATTTGCCGTGCTTATCAGAATAATATAAATCTGCAGGAGCAATAGAGCCGGGTTCGTAGTCTGAATACTCATTTAATTTACTGTTAGTAGTAAGTTTGTTTTCTATTAAATACTTTTTTAAATCAAAATTTTCCATAGTAGTATGTTTATAGGTATGTTATTTTTTAGATTTTTTACCCCAAGTCTTTCCTTTTCCTTTATCCTTACAGGCGGACGGGGTGGGTCTACATGCTGGGTATTTAGATCTTTTTTCTCCTTTCTGCCTACCGCAGGATTTATA